GGATCAGAAGGTGTACGCCGTGGGATCTAAAACTTATGACCGACTCGTAGAGGCGGGCTTCGCAGAAAATAATATTCATTGGCGACACACAGCCAACGATTTAAAATTGCGTTCCAAAAACACAGGCCCACTAACTTGGCTCCACGGAGACAAGTACGCCAGAGATTTTCGTGCCATACCTGAAGTCACAGCAATACAGACATACGAATCAAAACCAGATCCTACAGCCATCAAACAGATATTGAAATTGGAACCAGATGTTATTCATGTGTATTCTGATTCTGTATTAAAAGAGTTGGAGATTAGGAACTGGAGTCACACCAAGTTGAAACACGTTGTGTCAGCGGAACCTGATGCCGCTTTATGGTTGGATTGTGAATCATTTGATCCCAATGTTTAAGAACGACTAGCGTCGTTCTGCTTTTCGCTCACGCTCAAGCATTTGAGCAATCACATAACGAAGTTATGTCGTGCATCATGCAGACAGTTGATCCATACTTCACCCAGTAACGGGAAAAGTATGAAGCCATCATGCGAGACTAGCCTGCCATTTTGTGAAAGGAACTTTTGTACGGAAGCGGTGACCCGCCAACTCCCTATTCCAGACTTCATTAGTCACGGTCAACTGCGGCACCCTTCACAAACAAAGTGAGCAGTTGTGATGTTGTATCTTTTTCACAGAGCATCTTCTTTTATGCCTTTAGTAAGCACTTGCCTTGCAACTCAGGATTCACCATTGTGTTTCAAACGCACTTCCTGGATCTACGATCAGCGATGTTGCTATGTTAAGCCTTCTTGTAATTTTTTAGTTCTTCTTTTAGGATTCGAGAACCACCAACTCTAACATTGATGATACCATTGTAATAATCGTCGGATTCTAATACTCGCCTTTCGAATTGTTCTCGAGCTTCGAGATAACTCATTACGCCTCTTGTGTTGCAAATGTACAATATTTCTTTTGTAAACTTGTCTTCGCCTAATTCTGCCACGTCAGCATTTAGATGATCTGAGGAACCCCAATAGTCTTTCCAGTCAGATTCAACCTTGCTTCTACGTTTGTTTATCCTACCCTTGAGAGGTGGACGTGTCTTCTTGAATTTCGCCAGTTTTTTGCCCACATACATCCTACCGTTGGTTGTGTTTGTGATTAGATACACAAATCCTTCGCAGTCTTCTGGCAGTGTGTGAATGGGTTTACCCTGATAAGTCCATGGCATATGGACATACTTACTGATTATTTTTTTCGCTGTTGCTGTTTGTGGATCTTGGACACTTTATATTGTTCTTCTATCTCTTTACGTCTTAGACGTGCCAAAATTCTAATTTCCGCTAGTGCCTTTCTAGCGGCTACTTTTGTGGAAAGGCTTCGCCTTTTAGCAAACAACTCGTTTGCCTTGAAATACTCCATGTATGCCTTAGTGAGTTTGTCGTGTGTGTCATCTTGTATGGTCATATGTTTCCACGTCATTAGCATATGCTGTGAAGCCGTTTTCTTTTACAACCCTAAGCACATTGTTCACTCTGCCCATTAATTCATCTTTGTGTGATATCAAGAATATGTTTTTGCCGGCCTCTCTGCTCATTTTCTTCAGAATAGCCAAACTGCTTTCAACACCTGCTGAATCCATTCCAGAATCTATCAATTCATCCAAGAACAACAAGTTGATCTGTTGATACAAGTTTTCCCACACATCTCTAAATGCAAAACTTAAACCTAAAATTAATCTGTTTCTTTCTCCTCTACTCAAATTGTCAAAATCTAATTCCTGTCCCAGTTGAGTGATCTCCACACTTAAATCATTTCTAAATGTGACCAAGTGTGGAAGACCCAATTGATCCAAGTAGTGAGTTAACCTGTTGTTCAAGAAGGTTAAATTTTGATCAATTATCTTTTTTCTTATGAAAGAATCTTTGTTTGTTAATAATTTGTACAAGAACTCTTGATGTTCTTTTAATTTTTGCAATGTGTTTGCTGTGTCCCAATTTATTTCCTGTACTGCTTGATTTTTTAATTCATCTATTTGATCTAGATATGGATTAGATTCATCTTTTTTATTGGCAAGTGCTGTTTTGATTGAATCTACATATTGTCTGTGATCATATGCTTCTTTGATTGTGTCATAATATGTGTTTGGTCTTTGATCCATGTTGCCCACTGCTTCGATGTCTTTCACAGTTTGTTCCAATTGTTGTGCTAATTCCATCACATAACTGTTGGATTCTCCATATTCTTCTTCCAATGTTTTCTGCATTTCTTCAATTTTGTCTTGAGGAAGATCCTGACCACATGCATAACAAGTGGCTTTGTGATTAAGTTTTTCTAAATCATCATGTAATTTTTTTGCTGTTTTGTCTGCTTGTTCAATAGTGGATTCTAAACCAGCTCTGTCTTTTTGCAATTGATTTAGTACATCATTCAGTTTGGTCCAATCTTCTAATTTTTGATGTGTTTCTAATTCAGCATCGATGTCTACACTTTCTAATTCTTTTAAATTTCTATCTAATTTTTCTATGTCTGTGCTGTTTTGATTTTGCCAAGCACTGCTTTTGTTGTTTAAACTGTGAATTGTTTCTTCAACTTTTTCATTACTGATTTTTAAACCTTCTAAACGTGCTGTTTCTAAAGCAATATCTTCTTTTGAACGTTTGATGTGTGTTTTTAAAATATCTGCTTTCTCAGACAGTAATTGTATTCCCAACAGTTGTTCAATTATTTCTTGTTGTTCATTGTTGTGTAAACTTAAGAATGGTTGTGTGTATGTGTTTAATGCCACAATGTGTTTGAACATTTTTGGATTCATGCCAATCATTTTGTTCAAATCTTCTTGTGTCTTACGTGAATCTCCTTGACTGACATCTGATAATTCTTGTTCTTGCTCATCTATGTAATATTTCATCACATTGGGTTTTCTACCACGTTCTACTCTGTAGTTCACACCATCTTTTTCAAATGCTATTGTGACCAACATGGCTTTGCCGTTGGTTTTGTTCACAAGATTGTCTTTACGTATTTTTGTAAGTGCTTCACCATACAATGCGTAACACAGTGCATTCACAATGGTAGTTTTACCTGTACCATTACGTGAACCTGCATCATCACCACCCATGTCCAAGTTTTCACCTAGCACCAATGTTAATAATTTTTGCTGAAAATCTATTGCTTGAGTTTGGTTACCCACACTCATAAAATTTTTAACAGTTAATGTTTTAATCAGTATCATTGTTTAAATCTCTAAATATTCTAAGCAACACCGATTTATCATATGCGTCCGATTCAATTGTTTCAATTTCTTTAGAAACGATTTGATCCACACTTTCAAACTTTGTGATATCAAGTTCTGTGTTAATTTCTTCTTCTTGTTTGCTTGGAATCAGTGTTATTTCTCTGCAATTATATTCTTTCATAAAAGTTTCTTTGATATAACTTGCTTCTTCAAAACTGATATCAATATCCAATGTAACTCTTAGATGCATCTTCTTTTTCATGATCTCTTTGGTCTTGTCTAACAATGTGCTTAATTTTACATTTCTATACTTGGGACAATTTTCCCAATTGAAATACACAGGCTCTGTGCCATGTTCTAGTATCATCATGCCACGTTCATCATCATCTACATCTGCATAATTGTGTGGAAAAGGATTACCTAAATAGTGAATATTATTTTTTACTTGTCTTTTATGAAAATGTCCAGAGAAAACATATTCTTGTTTTTTAAAATCGCTTGGACGCAATTCTCCTGTGTCAGGCATTTCTACCATTGCATTCATAAAGAAGTTGGGTAATTCAAAATGTCCAAACATGTATTTGCATTCCATACCACCAACTTTTTTCCATTCATTGCCCACTAACCAAGGCACTAATATAGTGTCATCTATTTTTGTAATTTTATTAACCATGGTGATGCCTGGAATAAATCTGCCAAATTCTACAGATTGAATATCTCTGCTGTCTTTGTAATACAAGTCATGATTGCCTGGAAAGAAATAAAATTTATCAAATGCTTTTCCTAATTTTTCTAAACATCTGATTGAAGCATCCATTGTGGTTATGTTCACACTGTTTCTGTTGTGATGCCAATCACCACAAAACAATCCTGTTTCACATCCGTGTTTCTTTGCTAATTCAATATACCAATCAACAAATTCTTCACAATCATCGTTGTGTAATTTACTATTGGATTTTAGTCCGAAATGAATATCGGTAAAAACTGCTAATTTCTTGAACAAAATAATCTCCTACTTTTCTTTAGAATACACGAAATTGTTGTATTTGTCAACTACTTTTTTTTGGCGGCTTTGGGTTTTGGAGCCGATTTGTTTGCAGTCTTTGGTGCACCCGAATCGCCTTGGGTCTGACGCGACATACTAGGCATCATGTTGTTCAATTCCAGAATATCATCTCTAATATTTTGATTTCGTTTTTCTATGTTGATGATTCTCACAAACGAATTGGTCACTGCCGCTGTGTAATAAGCAAATGGATTGTTTGATTTAGACTCATCAAACTGTAAACCAATTTGAGCCAATTGCAATATGGCTTGTCCTTGCATTTCGTCATTGTAGGTGTAACCTCTCACGTTACCTCTTGTTCCATAACGTTCACACAATTTCATCCACATCCTTGCCAACTCATTGGTGGCTTTGCCAGATTCTTTGTTGAATTTGCCGTTTTCTAATCCACCTTCCCAATGACTTTTGCCCACGCATGTAAGATTTCCTTTTTTATCATACTTCCAATGTTGGAATGGTGGAAAGTTCACTTTGGTTTTGCCATCTGCTATTGATTTTGGATTCTTTTTTCTGCCAGGTTCATCAGGCACATGATCAAAAGTCATCACTCTGAAAACCACATCATCTTTGTCTATTTTCCTATAATCTATTTCACACTCGCTCAATTTGGTTTTTGGATCCAGTTTCTTGCGTCTTTCATAGTCTTGCTGTGTTAATTTTTTTGCTTTGTGTCTTTTGGCTTGTGCCACAGTTCTGATGTTTATTGCGTCTACATCTTTCACAATCAAATGGTATTCACTGTACTCATCATCTAAAAAACTGCAAAACGAAGTCTTAGACTTATGAATTTCTGACAAAAGGTCTCTGTTGTTTAAGTAATTGACTTTTTTCATTGTTATTCCTTGTTATATATCTCTTCATTATAAACTACTCAGTTAATTTTGTCAATAAATAAATGTATGGCAGACAATTTTTTAAAAAACGCGACAAAATTAGTTCAAGACAAGGCTACAGACTTCAAAACAATAGGTACTGATATAGCCCAAAATGGAGCCGGATTCTTAAACACACAACTTGACACATTGGGTAAAACAATGGAAACAGTATCCAGTTTTGCTTTTGGAAAAGCCAAACGACTTAAAGGTGATTTGAAAAAAATTACTAACGGTGTATTTAAATTTGATAAATCTGCACCTGCTATCACAATGAAAACAAATGGTGGTACAGCATCAGGCGATCAAGATTGGCGTGTCAGTTTGTCAATGCCGCAACAGATTAAAGAAATTATAGGCGGTGAAAAGACATTGTTGGATCCTTTGAAAAGAACTGGCAACAGATTGGTATTTCCTTACACTCCTACAATTTTAGCATCACATTCAGCCAATTGGAATCCAATGCAACCGGTACACACCAATTATCCGTTTTATGCTTATGAAAATTCACGTGTGGATCAAATGACAATCACTGCTCATTTTTACGTGCAGAATCAACAAGAAGCACAATACTGGGTAGCGGCTGTGCATTACCTAAGATCGATGACAAAAATGAGTTATGGGTTATCACCAAACAAAGGCGCTCCACCTCCAGTGGTGCGTTTAAACGGATACGGAGATTTTACTTTCAAAGATGTACCTGTATTGATCACAAACTTTCAATTTGATTTGAAAGAAGATGTTGATTACATCAGTACACAATTAAGTGCAACTGGCGAAGAATCAGTTTCTGCTGATGGAGACATTTCAAAAACTGGAACATATGCTTGGGCACCGACAGAAAGTTTGATCACTGTGGGTATTGTACCACAATACAGTAGAACAAAACAAGCACAATTTGATCTTGCTGATTTTATTAAAAATGGCGGAACAAAAGGAAGCGGATTTATTTAATGGGATTCTTTTCAAACTCAAGTCCGTATGCATCGACACAAATTGTGGATGATCAATATCTTGACATCATGACAATACGTCCAGTTCCAGCACAACCAGACGATGTGTTGTACACAGTGGAACCACAATACAATCATAGACCAGACTTGCTGGCTTATGACCTTTACGGCAACGAAAAACTTTGGTGGGTGTTTGCTCAACGCAACATGGACAAAATTTCTGATCCAGTTTACGATCTTATTCCTGGCTTAGAAATTTATATTCCACAAGGACCCGCTCTTAGTGAAACACTGGGAGTCTAGATGTCATACAGAAATAAAACTAATTCTGCTGTAAAAGTCATTAATAACAAGTCCGGAAATATTGGAAGAAATTTAGCAGGATCCAGTGCATTTGATTATTTTAATGCAGATGGCCTTGCTAATACAGTCAAAGGCAAAGTTGAAAACAACGAAGAAAAAAAGAAAAAACCTAATGTTAAGATAAAAGAATTTATCAGAGACTTAATACCTAATCCATTGCACGATTATGAATCATACAATGCTGTATTCACCCTGGCGGCACTAACAGTGGAAGAAGTAAACTTTCCCAACATACTTTATAACAGAATGCCTCTTCATCCTATCGCACATTCCAGCGGTAAAGGCAAAATAGAAGAAGTTACTTTTTACAAACAAGCAGGTGTAAGTCTTGAATACTTTATAGACAATGTTGAAATCCAATCTGCTGTTTCGCCTAATCCAAAATCAAAATTCGTACAAAAGTCAAATATTTCTTTCACTGTGACTGAACCTTTCAGTATTGGTTTATTTTTACAGACTATGGCGATACAAGCCGCCAAAGCATCAAGCGATGGCAATGTTGAATTTACTCAGGCACCGTATGCTTTAATAGTGGATTTTGTTGGCACAGATGTAAAC